TATTGGATAAAACATCAACAATATTGGTAATATCCCCACTATTTATAAGTGTTGTAACATAATGCACCATTGCTGTTTCGTCATCAAATTCAGGCATCTTTTCAATTAAAAATCTACGAACATTAGGATCAATCAAGCCCCTCGATATTTTAATATAATTTTCAGCTTGTTTTGCTTGATATGGATTTTCTTTAGCTAAGGCAGCTAACGTTTGTGGGGTAAGACCCTTTGCCCATTTTTCAGTTTCCTTAGAAAGTCCGTAGTTATCTTTAGCATTCTGTATAACTTTTTGTAGATTTTTAGCAGCAGCTTCCCCTTTGTTACTTAGTTTACCAGCCTTACGTTCATTTATAATTTTTTCCTGGTTGGTATGATAATCTTCTAAATCTTTTATATGTTCTTTTACTTCTTTAATAGGAAAACCTTTATCAATAAAATCACGTCTTATAGTTTCTTTGTGGTTCTCAAATACTGAATTATATTGAAGGAGAATTGCCTTTTTGTCTGTTTCTGTTTTAGCAGCATCTAGTGCATCATATAATGTGTTAAGTCCTTCATCAATATTCAACTGATGTCCCTCTTTTAGGTCACTTGCATGTTTAGCTCGTTTGGGGGCGGTAGATAAGTCTACAGCCTTCTGTAATTTGTCTTGGTTAAGTACATCAGTAGACATTTGCTTTGCTTCGGCTCTCTTGGTGTAAGCCTCTATAATGCCCCGCTGCCCTTCTTCTGTGTGTAAATCATCAGGATCATAAGCAACTCCATATAGCTTTGCTTGAGCTGCTATATGCTCTCTTTTTTCTTTTGCAGCGGCTCTATTTGCTTTGTCTATATCAATATAAGGATCTTTAACTTCTCTTATACCAGAAGCCCATAAAAGATCACCAGTGTAATTTACAATGCGACTCGCATACCCTGGATTATTATTCACTGCATTTCTAGTCAATGCTTTAACTCGTAACAAGGCATCTTTAGAACTAATAGAACCTTGTTCTTGTGCTTTTCTAAGTTCATCTAGTTTATTTACAAGCTCTGGTTCTATCCTAGAAATTTCCTCTCTTGAAGCAGCCATTCTTCTTTGGCGTTGTAAACCATTAACATCTTCCTCAAGTTGAGATATTTTTAGTAAATCTTCTTGTATAGGATCTAAAATTTTACTTACACCTGCCCCATGTTTACCTAGTTGGTAGCCTTCATGTACATCAGCAGCTAGTTTACCAGCAGCTTCCACTGACCTACCAATCACCCCATACTTATATGCTTGGTGTTGTATATCAGGGATGTCTGACATAGCTTCTGTTCTACCAGACTCATCTACTGCTACAGTGAGAGCAAATCTAGGATCTACTGGACTTTGACGGATTGTTGCATCTAACAATGGCATTATATTTTCCTTATTTGTATATACCTTTTAATACATCTATCAGTTCAGACAAGCTGCTACCTTCAGTAGTTTCTTCTCTAGCATTCTCTACTTGTTGAATGCTGTTTCTAATTCCTACTTGCAGTTGTGGTATTAAAGCAGCTTCTAAATCTTTATTAGCAAAGAAAAATCTTTTCTCTAAATTCCCTTTTACTTTTGCAGCACCTTCAGGATCATCATGCCCAAAGATATGAAGAAGCTTATCATATTCTAAAGCACGATATTGTTTATTCATACCAAGAATATCTTGTCTATTCTTCATTACAAAATTGAATATCTCATTTTCCAAGGCTTTCTGTGCTGCTCTTTTTCCTTTTTCTACATCTATATTTCTAAATGCTTCCAGTTCTTCTCTAGTGTATACACCAAACATTCTACCGAAAGCATCACCATGAGAAGCAACAAGCTGTCTTGGATTACCATGTTTAGACACAAGCTTACCTGTTTGCATCATCATATAACCCTTAGCTAAATTATCCCATCCTTTAATCAGAGTAGGGAGTTCTTCGACTAGAGCTTGTACTTTATCAGGAGTTTCATAACTATTCTGAACTTGCACCCTATTAAGGAAAGCATCTTTAAATGCTAATAGTGTACTACCAGCACCCCAAGCAGCAATACGCATACTACCTGCATTCTCACCATCTGTAAGGGTTTTATACAGGTTCCAGAACACCTCAATTGCAGGAACACCAACACCATTATTAAATGGAGCCATTGTCTTGCTCCATGCTACTGAAGTTTCTTTTTCATCCTCAATGCCGAAGGCATGTTTTAAAGTGGTATCAAGAATAGTATTTAATACAACATCAACCAATCCACCTTCATATTTTGTAATTATTGCTTTATCTTCATCTGAAGCATTATTTTTAATAGCGTCCATTAAATATACACCACCTACAGTGCCGGGAGCACCCCATAGTACAGTTTGCCCTACAGCTATACGAAGCTTTTCTTCTTTAGTTGTATATTTAGAAGTGGTCATTAATGCCAATTGTTTAGATTGGATAGGCATAAATTTAAACAACAACCCCCACATACCTTTTTGATAAGACATCACATCAGCATTACCAGCCATACTACCAGTGAGAGCCAAAGCTTTAGCTTTCACTTGCTCAATGACGTGTGGATTTGTCATATCTACACCAGGATGGAGCTTCTTATATTGATTGTAAGAATACAGCCATCCACCCACCAAGTTAGAAAGTTCAGCAGGAGTATATCCCACCATCTTCATAATATTACCAGGAGCAGATATTGTCTGTGATAGTCCCCTAGCTATTTGCTCATGTACTTTAGGATCTAATGTATAATTGTCATGGTGTTTAAGACCTAACACCATTTGGTTTAAGTCAACGGCTTGCAGCATACCTGACTTAGCAAACCCATCATACATATCATCCCAATCTTTTCCTTTAATGCCACTTAAAGTACCACCAATATGTCTTGCTATATTTTTAAATTCATCTGCATGTTTTTCTAAATATTTAGATTTACCTAATGTAGCAAACAAGAAAGGCAGGATGTTAGTAGCCCCATACTTAGCAAAGCCTATATCCATAGCATGTAGTGTCCACAAGTTCTGTGGTTGTACCACCCATTGCTTAAGAATGTTACTATATAACAATAGATGTGTAGCGGCGGCATTTGGTATACGAATAAATACATTACCCTGTTTAGCAGCATCTCTTGTAGTTGCTTCAGTAGTTCTTAATATTTTACTATCTGCTGTACCATATTTATTCATTACATCGGCCATTGAATGTAGAACAGAAGAAACTGCTCTATCACTCTCAACCATACTTCTAAAGATACCGTTATACCACTCTATTTCTCTCTTAGCAGCAGCGATGCGAGGAAGGTTCTCAGGTTTAGCGTGATCATCTAATATCTTCCAATCAGCAGGACTTTTTGGTATTTGCCCTTGGGGTAATAAATCCCCATATTCCTGTTGCATTCTTTTCTTGAAAAATCTATCTACATCTTCCCAGGCATCCAGCTTAATTAGAGATTTACCCATTTGAGCTAAACTTCTGATAGGATCATCTAATGGATCAAACCCTTGTAGTCTTTCACCTCTATGTTTTTCCCAAGATGCAATGCGATTGGCTTCTTCATGGGAATCAATAATATCATCGACAATATCTTCCCTACGCTTCATAACAGCATATACGCCATTAGGATCATCTTCTTTTAATTGTTTAATGAGTTGCCATGCTTCTTCCTCAGTTCTAGCACCAGCTATTCTCTCAGAAGCTTTTTTAAGTTCTTCTGGCATATCCTTTATGTTTTTAGGATAGCTAATAATACCGCCGTTATATCTTATTTGTTTTGGTGTACGTTGAATAAAGAAATCCGCCATGTGATACCACGGAATATATGGATCTGTTTTATTTAGGGTGTAAGTAGGAAGTTCTCCTATCTTAGTCTTACCCCCAACAAGGGCATATTCATATCTATTATCTGCTACTTGTGAAGAAACAATGTTATGTTTTACTTTGGCTTTTTCTGCTGCTGCAAATGCACCAGTAGTTTTTTCAGTGTCCTTAATGGGTGATTCAAGTTTTACAAGTGTTTTACCATTAAGAACTAAATTCCCTTTTTCATCCTTAGCAAGAATTACAGGTAAGTCACTATCAAAGTCCCACACCATATTAGGTACAGACTCATCAGCTTTTACTACATTACCATAAACGTGAGTACCATCTTCTTTATATATAGCCTTGCTACCTTTTGCTACTTTGTCAGCACGATGTCGCCTATTAGCAACTTCGTAAAAATTATCCCCTAGTGCTTTGGTAGCATAATATGCTTCTACTAAATCATCTTTTTGTTTTTTGGAGAGGTGATGTTTATCATGCAATAATTCATCGACATTTTTCCATGTGGGTATTTCCCTTTCTTGTATAATGCGTAATTCCTTGTTTAAATCAGGAAACACATCAGACTTATTTAATATAAAATCATGTAAATATTTATTTAAGTCTGCTACTCGTTTAGCAACACCCATCTCGGTAGCCATAGCACTACTGTGGAGTCCATTAGCTATTCGACTAGAAGAAGGTAACACCCAATTAATATATTTAGTTCTAGCAAGAGCATCAATATTAATTTCTTTTTTAGTGAATGGTATTTGAAAAGTAGCACTTGTATCCCCAATAATTACATTAGGATCAAATTTCTTTTCCATATCCCTAATGATAAAATATTCTTGATTCCTATTTGAATATTCTATTTTGAAATGTTTAGCTACATCTGGAACATCTCTTTGTAGTTTAGCAAGAGCAGAAACAGCGTCAGCTTCATTGAGCCAACCATGTGAGGGGCTTTCTCCATATACAGCTTTTATATAAGTAGTATCACCAAATTTAGCATCAACTAAGGTTTTATTTAGATGTAAACTAGGGTAGTTTATTTGTTTAATTGTGTGTAATACTTTGGCTACTTCAGTTTTTTGGAGAGCATCATTGTATAAAGCAGGGTTGATAATGTTTTCATCATTTAAAGCCCTAGCTGCTATATTTATTTTTTCAGCAATGTCAGGGGCAGTGGTAGCAATTGATTCATCTAAGGACACAGTTTTAGGTAGAGCAGTAGTTTGGAGTATTTGCCCCCTGCCCTCTGCTTCCCCTGTTACAGATTTTGCTATTGTACCTGTATCGTCTAATACAGCTGTCATTGCTGTTTCAGTAGCTTTATCAGGATTGTTAGTTATTTCTTTTCCTAAAGGAGTGTTTGGATGTACTTCCTGACGAGACATAGCTTGTATAGCAGCAGATTGATTTGCTACCTCTTGTGCGCCTTTAATAGCAACATCGGCCTTAACAACCCCTTTGCCTGTAACCCACCCCTTTACAGTGTTATATGCTTTTACATCACCTGCTTTGTTATAAGTAGTAAACCAATCAATAATCCCTTTAACAGTTTTTACTGGAGCCTTAATGCCTATTCCAAGCATAGTAGCATCAAGAATCCCACCAGCATTCCCCAATGCTGTAACCCACCCAGGTTGATCTGGATTTTCAACAATAGTTTTCAGCATTTCTATTGCTTCTGGATCAGTAATATTAGATTTTTCAGCCCAAGCAATAAATCTATTAAGTCCTTCTTGTTTTTGTTCTACACTCCAGTTTGCCCAGGTTTTACCCATATCTCGCATTGCTGAACCAGTGAGTACAAAATTTGTAGCACTTTCAGAAATACTTTCCTTACCTAGCAAAGCATTAAATCCATTTGCATATACTAAACCTGTATATCCAGGTATAAAACTACGCCCCATTGAAGCTACAAAATTAGCTCCAGTTATATTCTTGCTTCCAGCAAATGTATAAATAGTTTTCTGTAAATCTTCTATAGCATTCTTATTTCTTTGGAAATAATTGGTTATATTCTTTTCTTGTGCTTGAAAATCTTTATTCGTTACAGATTTATCTTCAGCCGCTACCTTTTGACTGTAAGCTTTAGCTAGATTAAATTTATACTGTTTGGATTGTTCTACTGCTTGTAGTTTAGTTTCTACAAATTGAGCAGGATCAGACACTACACCTAGTAGAGCTTCTTTTTGTTGCTGACTGTCTTGTAATTCAATATGCGAGGATATTTCCTCTAAATCAGGAGAAGTGCCTTTAGTTGTTAAATCTGTATGTATTTGGCTATAAGTGTTATACTGATCAGCCATATCAATTACATTTTGGCTAGAAGCTATGGATTTTTTTAAATAAGCCCCATAATAGGCTTTCATCCTAGCTGCTTCATCTTGTAGAGGTGGAGTAGCTTGGGTGCGTTTAGGTAATACTACTTGTTCTTCTTCTTGATTAAACATTAACTACCACCTATACCAATAGATTTACCAAAAGCCATTCCAGCACCAGCAGTACCACCCCACGGAAGTGTAGCAATACCTATAGCAGCATCAGTAATACCCCCAATCATTTGTGCCTTAGCATTTTGTGCATCCATCTTAACTCCAAGACGTTGCAATTCTCCTTCTTGCTTCGCTATTTCAGATTGTGAAGCACCCATAGCCCTACTATACCCCTGAAAGACATTAAGTACACCCACATTCCCTATTCCAGAAGAAACAGCACTACCAGCACCCCCAATAGCACTACTACTTCCCATAGCACCAGCATTAGCTGCACTAGATAGGATAGCTTCCCGCCTTATCCTAGCCTCTCGAAGCTGTTGTAGTTTTTCTTGTCTTGTGCCAAAATCTGCTCTTAGTGTTTCTAGTTGAAAGAGCTTTTGTTGTTCAGCAGCTATAGCAGCATAGGCTCTTTTTTGAGCGCGTCTTATTTTTTTCTTTTTCTTTTTGGTAAATAAACTACCAGCTAAATCACCTATTCCCATAGATCAAACCTCATGAGTTTATGTCCATCAATAGTTTCACCAGTATCCTTAAAACCCCAATGCTCATCCCATCTAATATCAGCATCTTCTAAAGGGATAGCCAGGACATATTCATATCCAATATGTTTAAATTCTTTTTGTAGTTCTACCCATATTTTTTTAAATTTCTTATATATGGAGAATGAAAATTGTTTCACTTCTGTATTTAGTACAATACCATTAGGAATGCTATCGTATGTCTCACCTATTATTTCAATATCAGCATCATCATAAATTAAGTGGTACATTATGGTTCTCCATTCTTAGTCATTAAAGCATTCCATCCTAAGAGTCTCAAATCTTTCCCAGGTTCAGCTTCAAATAAAATAGAAAGGGCATGCCCTCTACCCCTAAGTTTATTTTTTGTAGTAATCACTGTATCACCATAATCAAAAGAAACTCCAAACCACCAAACCCCCGAAGGCATAGGTTTGGTAAACCTATAAGAATTAAAACTGTCAGACCATTTCCCTTGAAAATTGCTATCATTCCATTCCCATCTACCACTCACCCAACAAGCAGATGGGCGGTCGTATTCAGTTTCACTATAAGTATAAAAATACTCAGTTCGTTTACAGAAAGTTTGTAGATAGATAGATTGCCCTTGTCGTGCCATATCTCCAGTTAGGTTATAACCAGTAATCATATAGGCAGGATATTGATAACCATAAGTAAGCTGATTACTACCAGCCTTTAGATTATCCCAATCACGAGAGAAAGTGTTCAAATACCTACTAAATCCCCAAAAAGTATATCCGTAAAGTGTTACATTTTCATATAAATATAAAAATGTAACTATTTCTTCTCTAGGTTCAAACTCATTAATGACAATTTGATCTCTAGTAACAGTGACTACCATTCCATTAGCATCTAATACTAAGACACCTGTATTATCGGTTACAGGTTCTTCCACTTCGGTTCTACTATATTCAGGGTATATAATATAATCAACAAGCCCTGGGGTTTGGTCATCCCTTGTCCCAGAAATATCATAAATAGAAAAAGCTTGTAAATTTAGATCAAGAATTAGTTCATGGTTTTTAAAAGAAGGGTAATGTTGCTCATTAACTATCATGGTGTAGTTCCTCCATATAAAGCAACACCAGCACTACCTAATGAACCTGTATTTCTGTAAGCAGTGAGTAGAGTAGAATGATCTCCAGTTATGGTGTTATATGATACTGTATCTATGGGAAGATGTGCATGTACATTTGAATCTACCCAATCCGCTTCCACTGGATTCGCCCAAGTACCTCTACCTAATAATACTGGAGTTGTACCACTAAAATCTATGTCTATATAACGAAGTCTATTGCTATAATCAGGATTAGTACCAGGAGAGTCATTATCATTATAAATGATAGTAGCCCTATATTCTCCTGTTTGTATAGGAATAACTTCTGTTTTTGTTGTACCTGTTTCTTCTGGTATATTTAATATAGTTGTACTTGAAAGAACAGTACCACTAATAGTTACAATAAAACAGGACAAAACCTTAGTATACCCAAGAGTAGCGTTAGTCAATAAACCAGTAACTATAAATTTGTTTGACACAGCATTTAGACTTAATATCCTTTGTTTTTCAAATGTAGTTGTCCCTACGGGCATTTGTGTAGCATTTGGAAATAACGTAGTACTACTTACAGTTATAGTATTAGTCGCAATAGACAAATAGTCTATAGTAGCTCCTCCCCATGTATTATCTTTATAAGCAAAAACTGCTTTAGTACTACTAAGTTCTGCAACAGATAAGTATTGCATAGCACTATCATTTAACACATTATTAGTGCTGCTAACGATAGCACCAGATGTACCATTACTATTCACCACTTGCACACTTGCTTTGTTGCTAGTATTATGAAAAGCTATTACAAACTTTGTAGACGTAAGTCTAGCTGCGGATAATAATGGGTATACATTCCTACAGGAAGTATTAATTGTAGTAGGTGTGCCAGATAATGTAATTATATCAGTCATACCATCAAAAATAAGATTTTGTAATTTTAATGCCGTGGTTGGTGTACTACTATAAAAATAATGTATATTTGTTAAATAATTAGATGTACTTCCAACAACAGGACAATGAGCAAATAAGTCCATGTAAGTAGTATTATTAAAAGCAACTACTTGGCCATTAGTAATTTGACGTATTACAGAAGATGTAAAATTCACGGTGTCATACCCTCCTGTAGTAGACACTGCATATACATAGGCATAATTAACTACATAGTCTGGAGCTATACTATCTTTATGGGTAAATAATATTACACGGTTTCCTTCCCTAGAAGGAAGCCAATTTCCACTTAAGGGGTGAACCCCAAATGTAGGCTGAGTATTACACTCTGCAACAAATACAGCATTTTCAGGAACACCTTCTATTGTTTTTCCTGTGGAATAATCACCAAATAACCAACGTATTTTATTATTATAAGGATCATAAATACCTTTAGCTGTCATTTTTGTAAAGGTATCAAAATCATCATATCTAGTTTGTATTGTTGGTTGTGTTACATTAATAGTATTATAAATACCATTAAGATTTGGATCAGGTTGTATAGCATAAATACCAGAATATGCCCAATAAAAAATCACACCATTTGCATCTACTACACTGTCTTTAGCACATATACCTATACTATTAATTTTTCTTACTTCGAAGGATGTGGCAGTAAATCCTTGCTCTCCACTACCTCGTATTTCCCAAACACCATTATCACCAAATACCCATAAACTAGATTTAATTGCTTTAATTTTATGAATAAAAGAACAACCATTAATAAAAATGATACCACCATCTGTATCAACAACTTCATTAAACTCATAAGAAGTTGGATCAGCCTCTTGATAGCATCGTACTAAATCAGTAGGTGTCTCCATCACCTGACTAAATACAACAGCTTGACACAAATTGGGACTTCTCTCATCCCCTTCTAGCACTTTACCCCTAATACCGGAATACCACGCTCTACCAGCATAAGTTTCTATTGTAGTAAAAAATGATTCTTCTAAATCAGTAGGCACTGTAACTCCAGTTAGATTATGCCTCCATAATCCCCTCTGATATATTTGAATAAGATATTTACCTTTTGCTGCTGGTTGATTATTTACAAGATTACGTTCTGCTATAGCGGGATCAAATTTATATACATCTGCTGAGGTAAGATCGGCAGTTCGTCCCACTCCCCAACTATCATTATTAGAGGGGTATCTCCCAAAATGGGATTTTATACACTCTAAAATAGGTGTACCACAAGTTGTAACTATGTCAGAAGTAAAACCTTGATTTTGTAGATTATATTGATGTAATGAAGATAATTCTGTAGGTCTTTCATCTTCAGCTAAACCATCGTCAACACCCCAAATATCTCTAACAAGAATATCACCCGAATCAAAAGAAACTAGATCATTATCATCATCATACCAAGCTATAAATGGCTGTGCCACTTCTTCACATAATAATAATAGATAACCATTTATAGAAGCAAACTCTACAGGTTTACCTCCAGATAATAAACTACTAGCATCTAACGCTACTCCTCCATTTAAAAGTGGAGCAGGAGTATCAAAAATCAAAAGATCGCCATAAGGGTCGGGTATAGGTTGAACAGTGATGTCTACAAAATAAAGAAGATAACCTACTTGAACAACACCTATTACAGAATGCCTAGCTCCCTTTGGTTGTTCCCATTTATATACTTTAGCATAAAGTTTTTCTAACTCCAGTCTAGTGTAAGGTAGCGTTTCATAATAAATATGTTGTTGCCCCCATCTCTTATCCCTACTACCATCCCGATTGAGTTTAAAATTAATCTCATCTAAGGAAGCATTCTCAGGAAAAGATAAAGGACTTGCTTCTGTAATAAGTCCTTTAACAAAGTTATTGACGGGTTGATTTATTTTATTAGCTGGCATTTGCAGACACGTCTAATTTTTTAGGATTTTTAACCTTTTGAAAAATACCATTCTCATCTTTAACTTGTAGATGTAATGGTTCCATCTTAGCTAAATAACGTAATATATCTAGTTCGGCCTTTTGTGCATCAGTCCATCTACCTTGTAATTCAGCAGGAAGTTCTCCTCCTTCTTTAAAATACACTGTGATACCATAAGCATCAGACTGAACTACTATTGTTTTACCATTTGGAGTTGTATATTCTTTCATTTTGATTTCTTTTTAGATTGTTTAGCTTTGCTAAAAGCAATAGCTATGGCTTGTTTTTGTGGATAACCCTCATGTGAGAGTTGACTAATGTTTTTGCTTATTACCTTTTTGCTCTTTCCTTTTTTTAAGGGCATCTAAATCCTCAAATTTTAATTTTTCTATCTTATAATTTAGTTTAGTAGTAAACTCCCCTTTTCTGGCTTCTCGTTCTGGGGACATAAAACCACGCAACATATACTCATCTGCATTTACATTAGGATCTTTAAACCTACCTTTTACAGGTTTAAATTTCATTTAACACTCCTTCTACCATAATCAGGGTAGCGGGTACTATTCCGAATTTTCCATGCTTCTTTGCTCATACGTCTACGCTGAGTTATAGAGCGTTGTTCAGCTTTTACATGTTGTGTTTGTTTTAGTTCTGCCCATGCCATGCTCTTAGCTTCTTCTAGTAGTAAACTAAAAGCATCTGGAGGAAGATCGAAGTACATACCGTCAGAAAGAGTAACAGTGGGATATATTTTTCCATATACTTGTGTTTTAGCAGTTTTTAAATAAGTTTCTACATCACTATCATAAGCATCAAAAATAGCTGTAGTTTCGTTTATAGAAGTGTAATAAGAAGGTGCTCTATCATTAAAGAAGTTATATTTAATACTACTAGCTGTAATTTGATCTACATTACTAGCACTACTATCCCTGGCATCTAATATGAGCATAAACTCTTGTGGTTCTAAGAATTTAATCTCTTGATACCTATCTTTAGTATCAGTAGAAGTACGAACATTATATTTAACCCATTTAATGTCCATTGTTGCTGTAGGGATAGTCATGTGACAAGGAGTAGATGCTGAAGTCTCAGTTAATGTAAACATTGAATAGAGATTTGGCCAATCCTTCCCATCTATTAAATGATAATATGTAGAGAGAAGTATTTGTGCTACTTGCCTACTCTCCACAGTGTCATCATATAATGTAACAGGATCACTATCCATTGAAGATAGAATATCATCTACAAGTTCTCCTACAGTCATTCTAGCCATTATTATCCCCTCATACAGAAAGCTGTTAAATAAAAGCTATAGATTTTTACATCACCAGATGCACCTGTATTCTTACAATATACCTCAATATAGTCATTGGTAGCTAAATTTGGAATGTCAAATTGTAAAGAGACATTATGTTTTTGTGCTTGTGCTACAGTGGTTCCTACTTCAGAACCCGTAACAGCACTTCCATTTTTGTATATTTTGAAATATACATCCCTATCTGCTAACACATTTTGATCTAAAGTTATATTACATAACACCCTACAGTCTAAAGTATCTGCACCTGTATAAGTGAGTTTTGCTGTAGTAGCTTCAGTAAATTCTACAGCAGTGCCATTAGCTGTAGTTGTGGGAGCCACCTTAGTGTAAGCACTGGGGTAAGTTATTGTTGTACCTGCTGCCAAATCTGAGTAATAGACACTTCCATGGGGATTTGCATATTTGAATGTTGCTGTACCAGCCCCACCAGCTATAATAGTTTTACCCACTGTAGCTGTTGAGGCTCCCTTACATTCATGCAGATCAGCTTCAGGTAGAGAAGCATGAGCAACCATATTAAGCCTTTATAACAAGGAATGAAATTTTAATAGTACCGTTAAAAGCATCAGCACCATGCTGGTTTTCAATCAGGATAGTACAACTACCACTACCAGGAGTAACTCGACCTACCACTGGAATACCTGCACTATTTGTACCATTAGCCACAGAAACAAATACCAAGTCAGTAGCAGCAATAACGGTGTTAGTTAATGTTAATGTGTAAGCAGCAGCAGCAGCCGTAGTTAAACTTTCTGAAGTAACTACACCAGCCATTTTAGACAACGTAGCAGCACCAGCAGTTGCAGTGGCAGTGCTACTATCAGCATTAATAGTACCACCAACACCAATGATATGATTTGTTGCTGTTAGATTACGTAGTTCTGAAACATCTTTGTTAGCATCTACTACAACAGCTTTTGAGGCTGTCACTGTACCTGCTGTAACACCATCAAGAAAAGCAAGCTCTGCTGCTGACATAGCATAACCACCAATAGTAGCACTATCAGCTTTTAAGTCTAAGCCAGAAAAGTCCATTGTTTTTGAATTAATTGCCATTTTATATCCTTTATAGAGAGTCCCCGAAGGGACTCATATTATGATTATGGAGCAGGTGGGATGTATTGCAGAATTACTTGTCCACGACCTGTTAACAAGTCAGTGTCAGATCCAGCAACAACAAGTTCACCATCATAGGTAGCATCAGAAATTTTACCAATGAGAGCACCAGCACCTACAATTCTACTACCCACAACTTGAATGGCTGTCTGAGTAGCTTCTGCTGCTGCAACTAAACCATCATTGTCAATTTCCGTACCATCAGCACGTTGCAAACCTACCAACAAGTCAGTGGTTGTTGACGTAGATGTAAATGCTGTGATAATACGCAAGTAACAAGCCATAATCGTACTACCAGCAGGAATTACATAACCAAGTTTATTGGTTGCTGCATCAGGTAAATCATTATAAGTAAAGTCCCATACAATGGTTTTAATTAAACTATCACCATCGGTGTAACCACCATATTTCATATCTGTGGCACGAACGCCAAAGTTCTTTACTGTACCTCTAATTCCATCAGCTTCTAAAGTCATTTTATTTTCCTTTTATAAAAGGGGAGAAACCTCCCCTATAAATTATTAAGCACGTGCGGTTGGAGAAGTCCAGATAACACCAACGGTGTCCAGACGTTGGCCAGCAAAACCAAAGCGGCTAACCGTTTGGAATTTGTCTTGACGCAATTGATGATCTCTCCAGCCTTCTACTGCTGGTTGTTTACGCCATGCGTGCATAACTGGTTTGCAATTGTCATCAGCAACACACATAAATACACTTGCAATGTCACCAATTTCTGCTGTATCATTAGCCAAATCATAAGAAGCAGCATTCAATGCTTCAGTAGCCGTTTTACGAGGTAAACGAGTAGAAGTCCAAATATCCCAACCAAAAATGTTACGAACAAATTTATGGCTGCGTTGGAAACCAGTCGTTACAATACCTTCAAACATTGGATTGTTTGATACATTAACCAAATTAGCTAATGAGTTTAAAGAAGCAGCAACAACAGGAGGAACAATAGCTACACGTCCTTCTTGTGGTACATCAGCTTCATCAAAAGCATATTGCATGGTTAACAAATCTTCTAACGTCATTACACGGTTTGAAGCACCAGCACCACCAGCTACCCAACGGTGAGGAACGCCATTAACCAAGTTTACGTTAGCATTGGTTTGAATCGTAGCTACTTTAGCTAAGAATTTAGACTCATGATGTTGAGCTAATGCACGAGTAGAAGCTCTAGCACGTAAGCCCATCAGTTGGTCAATTTGGCTACCATCAATACGCAAGTCATCTGACACTGCCCAAGCATCACCAACATATTCAGTGATAGTCATGGTGATAGTACCAGTGTCAATTGGATTGAATACCAGTGGTACATCTTCAGCAGCTTCTTGAAGAGTTACATCGCCAACCGTTTTTACGTTAAGAGTCGTACCATTTTGGAAATCAGACACATCACGCCAGAAAATCTCTGGCAAGAGGTATGGTTCCAGGTTATCAAGAATATACTTACTGTATATCTGTGCATCAATAAATGCAGTGGTGTTTGTAGATAGTTGAGTCATTTATTTTCCTTTATGAATATTGTTTAAGAATTTGTTCTCTTGCTTTTCTTATTGCAGCCGCATCTTCTTTAGCACCCCCATTCAAACTAACAGTGAGCTTGTCATTCTGTTCTTGAATGTTTTGGGTAAGAGTTAAATCACTCTCAAGCTTACCTGAATGGGTATTTTTACTACCCTCAATACCAGCAAGTTTATATAGTGCTTTTGGAGAAGTTGCTGCTAAATTGTTTAAATAGGTGATAGGTACACTTAAATCTTTAGCAAGTTGTTCAAATTGAGTTTGTGCTTTATCTCCGTAAAGCTGAGTAAATTTATTTACCACCTCATGTTGATTTGCCATTGAAATAGAAGCTGCTTTATCACGCTCTAATTCCTGCCGTACTAATGCTTGAATATCTTGCAAAGAATTTACAGGTGGTTGTTCCTGTGTTTGGGATGGTGTCTCCATTCTTTGTTGTAAAGCATTTAATACTTCTTCTGCCGCTTGCCTACGAGTAAGTTCTTCCTTCAGTTGCTTGTTCTCATCTTCCAAAGTGGAAATATGTTTTTGAGCATGAGGGAAAGCCTTATACACTTCGGCTACACTAGCATACTTTTTACCAGCTCCTACAAACTCAGCAAGTTCTGGTGGAACTACTGGCTCTTGTACCACTGGTTGCACTGTTTCAGGTGCTTGGTCTGCACTCTGATTAAAAATGTTTTCTGTCATATATTTATAAAATCTTGAAGTTTAATTAAAGTTTTTTGCACTCCATTCTCATAAGCCTGGAGATATGGCCAAGAAGCTTTATCGAAGTTGTCTCTGTCAAGTTGGCTTCTTTTAGAAATATCTTCTAATTCGATTAGATATGCTCTAATATGAGCAAGCACTTCTTGTTTAGTTAATTTTTCATATTCAGCCGTTTCCTTTAATAAATTCTTCATTCTTCCTCTTGTTGTAAATCACCACCAATCATCGCTTCTTCTAATGGAACTTGAGAATCTCCTTGCAAATCTATTTGCGCTTGTTGCATGAGTTTTTGTGTCTCAAGTTGTTCAGATACAGCAATGTTCTCTTTAAATAGTTTAAATTTATTAAGTCCTAACACTTCTTCAATAAGTTGTGTTAATGCTTTTCTTGACAAATCAGGTTGAATCATTTGTCCTATAGGACTATTGAATATACCTGTTAAATTTTGTATAAGCTGTGCTCTTGCTGCAAAATGCCTAGCACCAATAGGTTTAAGTTTTCCTTTAGCAGTGAGATCATCTTTAGTAATACTTAAAAATTGTGCTACACCAAAATCATTATCAACCACTTTAATTGTGTCAGCATAATCAAGATTGCGTCTTGCTACTTCTACAAAAAGATTTATAGCTGGTTCTAGCATTTCCCTAGAAAACTTTAATATCTTATTGTTAAATATTCTTCCAGCAGCATTCTCTAAAGTTTGTACTTCAAATGCCGTTTTCTCTCCTGGTGTCCTAATACCCATTGCTTGTTTGGGTGCACCAGCCATTTCTTCCATCAAACTCATCAAAAATGCTACTTCATTATTTGCTTGAAACACAGCCGGGTTTGGTGGTAATATAGTAACATCCCCATCCTCAGGCACGTGAATATCAACATTAGGACTCCACTCAAAAGGTTCTACATCTCCTTTAATTACTTTAGGAGGTAGAATGGTTTGATCCCAAGCATCTGCTTTAGCATTCTCTAAATGATCCAGTCTATATTGAAGTCCTACCAAATTATCTAATGGCGACATACCATATAAATTATCTGGTCTTGCTCTCCAGCATACGTGCAGCTTATTATCCTTGCCTGTCCAATTAGGATTTGGTATATTACGGATGATTTGCATCCGATCTATAATAGTGATTATTCTATTTTCATAAAGCACATCATTTGTGCTATCATAGTAATCACCTTCAAACTCTAAGAGTTCAACAATACCACTACCATAATATTCAGACAAAGTGCCAAAACCATCAGCTAAATATCCTTCAGCTTTGTCTATGTCCTCTTTCTTGAAGGAGGAAAGTTCTCTACGTCTTTCAACTAAATCATTAAATACTTTTTCGTCAAAGTTTAAGTCTGTTCTATATTTGAGTTCTTTCTTAAGCTCACCTATAGTTTTTATATATCGTCTAAATTTAGGACTCTTACTAAAACTAACAGCAGAAGGATTGAATACAATGTCAAAAGGAG